ACAGATAAGAAAGTATGTTACTTTAAAAAAGTACTGGAAACGTCCAAAAAAGCTTTATTGGAAAAGTTTCCAACAGGGCCAGGAGATCACAGGTTCCCAGCTTTGTGACGGTGGAAATATCATCGTCCAAATAATGAGTGACACCGAATTTGGTGTCACCGCTGGAGAAGTTGCGAATCCTTCAGGTGTAAGATATTGGGGGACTTCAGGCTTAAGGTATTTCATTAAGGCAGGTCACGTCGATACTTTCCAGCCCGTAGTTTAAAATGGGCTGCCTACCTTCACGATTAAAACGATTTGATAATTTGAAATTTAATAAAAATAATCTTCTTCGAAGATTTAATTCTCACATGAGCCCCGCAACGAGAGGAGTCTCTGAGCCAAACCGCAGCGCCGCAGGCGTGAGGACATTGGCTCAGCTAGGGACTCTCGGCCGCGGGGCTCACTCCCGTCCCCCTCCCCCAGGGACCGCTACGTCGACCTAGGGGTCTACCTCGACGACGGCGAGGGACCTTTCGTGGATTTGGGTCAAGGCACACGCGCAGCGTGGCCTGGCGAGCCCCTCGCAGAGGGGCCGCAATCCGTTCCGTTCCTTTCCGCTTTTTTTATTTCCAATATAAATGGGCGTAAAAGAGAGACGTCGCTGTTATGTGCTTACGTGCTACGACACCACTTGTTTCACACTTTGGAAAAAGTTAGACCTGGACCAGACCAAGATTCGATGGTTTTCCTTTCAATTCGAAGTGACCCCCAAGACCCACAGGGACCACATTCAGGGGTATGTCGAATTTCATGATGCCGTAAGTCTACGTCAGGCTAAAAAGAGGTTGCGCTGTAACACCGTCAACCTTCAGCCACGGGCAGGCACACGTGTCCAGGCAAGGGATTATTCCCTAAAAGAGGACACACCCGAGTTCCGAACAAGGTACCCACAATGGACGTCCAAAGGTTATCGGAAGAAAGACACAGAACCAGTGACCCTTGGAACTTGGAAAACGGAACAAGGGGTTCGAAACGATTTGGTTAAGGTTGCTGAAATGATTCAAGATGGGTCAAGTGAAACGGAAATTTTTTTTGCGTGCCCACGGGAATACCTAAAGTTTAGTGGGCACATTAGGCGCGCATTGAATCTTATTACAAGAAAATCCCTAAACCAATACATCCCAAATTTGAAAGTAAAAGTTTACTGGGGCGCAACAAGGTCAGGGAAAAATAAGGCAATCTTCGAAGAGTACGGGGCATCGAATTGCTTTATCCCAACGTGGAACGGCAAGAAATTTTGGTTCGACGGGTATGAGGGACAGAAAACTCTCGTTATACAGGAGTTTACTGGCCAGTGTCCCTTATCCGTTTTCCAAAAACTTACAGACGTTTACAGACAACAGGTAGAGGTAAAAGGTGACATGGTTACCTCTAACTGGGATAATATTGTTATAACTTCGAACATATCGCCCAACCTTTGGTGGGACTCTTTTGTATGTCATACACCAGAGCAGGAAGATTCAATAATCGAAAGAATAACTTCAGTAAAATTCTTTGAGCGTCCCCAAAACAAAAAACGAAAAACTTGGACGGATCTGGAAGTGGTGAGGTTAGTATTACCCTCACCACTTCCGTACCCTTTGGGTGCAATAAATTTCTTGCGTAACAGAAAATGCGAAGTAGAAGGGGAGGTAATCGATTCCGTGGAAAACGTGCCAAGTGGCGGCAACAGAAGTTAGCCGTGGGCACCGTTCAGAAAATTGCTCGTCAAATTGCTAAGCAGGAGGACAACAAAAACATACAGTTTTTGGTAAACCAGAGACTTCTGACAGCGGGTCCGTGGCCCGATGCGACTCAAGCGCCACGGGAGTCCTCTAAAATAATCCTTCAGCCCAATTTAGTTAGTTGGAACTATATGTCACAAATTGGCAATTTAACTGAAAGTAACCTGGTAGCACATCCGTCTACTGCAGGTGGTAACACTATTCAGCCCGACAGGACTAACGAATACATGGTAAAAGCATGTGAGCTTAACCTGGCCTTTGAAAACAATACTTTTAAGGCGGCCCGCATACGGGTCGAAATGTGTTATGTTGAAAACTTAAACTCAAGATCCGATGATGCGGTCGATTTCCTCACACCTTCACCTTCAACCTTTCATGGCGGCGTGAACCTAAAGTTTGCTGGCATGTTTAAAAAGTTCCAAAAGTTTCAGAGTGTTGGTACTCCTACCACCTCCCCTAGCTATCAACTTTTGGCAGCGAAAGAATTTATCCTCCCCGCATGTAAGCAGGCAACGTCAACCGCAGGCGGTGTTGTCACAGAACTAAACGGACAGATAAGAAAGTATGTTACTTTAAAAAAGTACTGGAAACGTCCAAAAAAGCTTTATTGGAAAAGTTTCCAACAGGGCCAGGAGATCACA